AAGAGAAGATGTTGGATAGTTCTTCGCTTTTGCAATATCGAGTTCTGGTGTTGCTTTGTTATCGCCTAAATTAAAAACAACACCTCCGATAGTGATAGATGAATTTAATATCTTTGTATTTTCAATCGATCCGGCTAGTTGAGCATTGGTTATCGTTCCTGTTAAGGAAGAAGTGGGATAGCTAGTTGCATTTGAAAGATTGAGCGCAGGGGTGGCAAGTGTATCCCCTAGATTAATAGTTACACCGGCTAAGGTTATAGATGAGTTAACTAGTTTGTCATTGGAAATCGAGCCAGATAATTGCGCGTTACTAACCGTACCAATTAAAGAAGATGCAGGATAGTTAGTTGCATCAGCCAAATCAAACTGAGGGGTCGCATAACTTCCTCCTAATACAAGCTCAATACCTGAAACAGAAATACTAGGATTCTCTAATTTCTCATTGGTTACGTTTTCATTAGTAATGCTATCGGTTACTACTGTGTTATCTCCGAGTGTTCCTAGTGCTGAACCGGGTATCGATCCTGCATCAATTAACGAGACTCCTTGTTGTACTAAAGATTTAACGGGAATCTTTTTAGTTTCCGAGGCACTATTGTCAACTACAACACACAGATCAACATCTGCTAGTTCTGCCTGTGGTAAAGACTCCAGTTGACTTATCTGAAGATCTGACATTCATTCAACCTTAACTATCTAACTTATCTTAGTATGCTTGCCTCAATTAGGTCGCATCATCTTCTAAGAAAAGCCTGTCACCCGACTCTTGTAATAACCTAGCTCCTGTATCTATGGGTTGCCCTCCTTGGGTTACACCTTCATCTACTCTTATATAACCCGGTGTATGACCTGTCTTTATTTGAAACTTTCCATTAGTTATAAATTCAATACGTGACTCGACTACTCCCGCCGCTGGTACATTAATTGCACAATTAGTTACTTGCGCTTCACATTCCCACCAACAATTATTGGTGGAAGTCGAACTCTCCCTATACATAAAGAAGCGACCATTAAACTCGCAACCTTGGTCTAATCTAATTATTAAACGAGCTAGATATGCCGCAAACTCCGGTTTAACTGCATGTCTAGTATCTGGGTCGTTAAGTAAATAGCGATGCTCCCAATAACAATTAATAGTACCCTGACCTTGGATTAATCCATTTTCATATTGTTCTCTAAAATAAGAACCCAATGTCTCTGTTTGAATCAATTCTCTATTCGTCGTAAATTCAAAATCTCTTACTCTTGCTAAGGGTCTATAACCAACATTCCTAGCCATAAACTTTATTTGTTTTGCACTACTCGGAGCTACGAGAGTTAAAGCATCTTCCTTATAACCGGTTAACGACTTATCAAAAGTATCGTAAAGACGTAACCCACCAACATCATCAACAAATACATACCAGCTTCCGTCTGGATAATTATGTCCACTAACTAATTCAAGATTTGAACCATCAACAGTAACAATTTCTAATCTATCGCCGGTTATTATGCTATCTGCTATCCCGTCAACCGAAAACCGCTTACGGTTTACATTTACATCAGAAATCCCCAATGTTGTTTGTACTGAGTAATCAAGAGAAGTTCTCTGAAGCTCAATAAATCCATCATTACCGGTGATAACTTTGCCAGTCATTAGAGATTGATAGAGCTAGGAGCACCATTAGCTTCAAATGAGATATTTGCGGATAAAACTTCACCCTGAGAGCTTGTCATCGAAACATTAGTCAGGATCACAGATAACTTAATCTTCTTTATTAGCCCTTGATAGTCTTTAAATCCAAGTTCTAAGATAGTGGATGTCTCTGATGTAGAAGCATTTTGCTTTGCTGCCACACCGGGTTCGTCTGGGGTTTCACGTGCTTTTATTAATTTGTTAATAAGAGTCGTTGCATCTCCAGATGTATTGGCATCACTGTAGTAATAGATTTGGCAACTACCTGAAATACTTCTTACACCTTCGATTAATGTCCGATCTGTATCAGAAAGACTGGTTGTATCAAGAGTGGATTGCGAAGCTGAAAATGACCAAGAAACAACTTTCGCAGCTTCAGATTCACTTCCATCTATATAGAGCTTTCCATCTTGACCTGAATAAAAGTTAGACACTTGACTAAGGTAAGTTGGGGTTAATTAGTTTAGTTTAGGCGAATCTAGGCAAGCGACAAAGGAACAAGTCACATTGCTGATGCCTTTCTGGACGCTCTTAACCTTTGGAGGCTTGGCATAACGCCATCTAAGATTCAATTCACGTAGATATGAAGGTAGTCCAGACGTTATATCTGCCCCGTTTAATCCACGATCCTCAGTAAATACTACCCACCTAGTACCTTCTACTGTGTCCGACCATTTTTCATTAACATAGACATAATTATCTAGAATCTCATCAGCCTGACTGTCGGTAATATTATTAAAGGTTAATTCTAAAGTTGAGTCAGTTCTTTTATTACCAAATCGTAGATAAGTCTTCGTTCCATCAAGAGCTACAAATTCTTTGGTAGGCCATTCTCCGGGTGTGTATGTCCTCGAAGTTGCATTAATTTTTGGAAAAATTCTTACACCTGCTTCGTTTGTCATCAGATAAGTTCCATAAAGTGATTAGTGACACCTTGCCACCCATCCAGAATAGCCAATGAACCTGAATCGGTTAAAGGTGTGTGACTAGCTGAAATTTCAACTAATCCATCATCCGCATAAGCGATAGTCTCTACCTTATATACCCTATTCGTAGTTACTGAGTCTTTAATAGCAAATAAAACACCGGTTATAAGACCTTCACCTGTAGTGAAATTTATATTATTAGCTTCTTTTACTTTCTCAACCGTAGTGCCGGGCTTCCAATAATAAATGTCATGTACACCTGTAATGTCGTCTCTACTAACAACTTGACCATCATCAGTAATAACACCATTTCTGTAACGCTCGACATGGGTTGCCTCAGAGACAATTCGTATATACGAACCGGGGGCCAGATTTACACAGTATTGAGGAGATGTTTTAAAGCTCAGTCCATGATCAACTTCTTTCCTTACCTTTAAAATGTACTTAGCGTATTTAACTGCCTGCTCTCTATTCGTTACAAAACCAGATAGGTCGTAAGTTTCTATTGGATCAGTGTTCTTCCCTCCATAAGAATCACCTAAACGAAGCATCACTGACTTAGTTTCTGCAAAACCATTTGCCTTTTCTTTTCGCCAAAGAACATTGGCTTTAAAGAGTTGTCTCTCTTCAGGGCTTAAGAACGAGACTTTTAAATCCTTAATATTGCCATCTGTGAAAAGCCCGCTTATCTGATCCTTACCTACATTTGCTGTGTAATCAATTTTATAATCATCTTTTTTATAAGGTACAGCCGGTAATAAACTAAATTTTCCACCAATTACTGTGAAATCTAAAAGGTTATAAGTTCCATGCTTATGTAAAAAATCTCTTAAGTTAATTTTGTTGCTGATTATTCCGTCCCAAGTAAAACCATTAGCCTGAACAAACTTTGCTGCTGTAGTCATATCACCTACGGCATTAACACCGATAAGATCCCCTGCACCTAAATTAGTATCGGTTAATAAGGCGTACGCAATCTCAACAAAGTTATTACTTGCTTTTGATGAACCTCCATTTATTAAATCAGGTACTTTAATACCCTTCTTAAAGTAAGCCGATAATTGAGTGAAGTTACTCCATTCTTTTGCACTATTTATTCTAATACCACCTATAGCTAAATCCATGTAAGAAGCCTTGCCACTACCGGGATTCATTAATTCGTTAATATAGACTACCTCGTGTTCCGGTCCTTCTTGATGGCTCTTATTTTCCATCCCCGGTATCTGAACGTAATCAGCTATTGCATCTAACTGGTTTAAATTACCTTTCAAAGCTTCTCCCTTAACCACTCCTTCTATGCCTGTTACTTTTATACTTGACGCGCCATTAGGAAAAACTTTATAGGAATTGTTTGAATTTCTAACAGTAGGTAAGCCACTGGGTCTAGAAAAAGAGACTCGATCACCTACCTTGTAGCCACTGCCTGCATTAACAACGCTCCAATCGGCGTTCCAGTTATAGTAATAATCCCATGAGACATTAACCCGTAGTGTGAGTCCCGTCCCGTTACCGTTAGTTGTTGTTGATACTGTTGATCTAGCTGACCCCATTTAAGAATTACCCGTAACTTGTATAGGACCGGTTGTTATTTTAATGCTTACAGGCTTAGCAGTCAGATTAAAATATTCTACCTCCATATTATTAATCGGATTGTTTGTTACGTCTGCCGTCGAACTAGTTGTACTGTAAATCTTAGGTCTTGATGTTTGGTCTTTACTTTCAATTGAAAGACTAGTTGCAGGGTAATTAGGCTCAGTCACTTGATGACCAACCTCAACCCCGTTTTCGTAAACAACCCAAGACCATTGTTTACCGCTATTCCAATTTTTATTAAGAGAAATAAGTGTCTCTTTTTCATCCCCCTGTACAGGGTTGTAATTGTATTTAGGTTTCGGTTCTTTTGGTATTGGACCCATCTGAGGCTGTACATTTCTATAGCTACTACCACTAGCTGAAACTTTGCCTAATTCAAGAACCGATCCTGCTCCTATTATTCCTGCACTAGAACCTTCCCCAGTGTTATAAGAAAGAATCCATTCTGTATTAGATACCTCATCTTGCGTTAAAACCAGATCATCCCTACCTGCAAAAGTAATAATAAACTCACCAAAATCTGTATCGGAAGCATAGTGAACTTCTTGCTTATCAGCCTTAGTAATAGCTGCATTTAGTAAGTTGAATTTCTGATCCATGTGAAACACAGCGACGTTATTACCCGGATAAGGCTTAAATCGATACTCAAACTGACTATTAGTATTTGAACCAATACCGGGATGAGAGATCTTTATATAGTTGTATTGATATTCTGGGGTATTCCCTCTTACACAGAATATTCCGGTATGGTTTGCTTGAGTTTCATTGTTTAAGTCGTTCCATGCTCCGCTACTTCCTGCCTTTCTAACTTGCAACTTAAAAAAAGAATATCGCTTTAAATAAAGATCAACATTACCTAATTGAAAATTAACTTTGTCTTCAAATATCTGATCGAGACCTTGTTTATTAGGGACACCATTTATATTTGCTCCACTAATATGCGAGTAGACTTTAGACTTCAAACCGATCTCAGTCATCGCACAAGCCCTACTATTTGTAATCGTTCCGATAGCTACTCTTTGCAAAACTGGATTGCGGTATGCAAATCCGTATTTCAAGGAATAGTCATCCATCTTTTGCGTGGTATGAACTTTACCAGCACTGATTTTTACAACATCTCCCCCTTGTTTAGGGTCTACCCATTCGGGTATCGCTTCCGTTAGCAGTAAATTTGGATGTTTAAAAGGAGTTCCTTTCTTGTCGTAGTCCGTACCTTCCTCAATAACTTTAAAAGTATATTGTCTCTCTATACCTTCGTACATTAGTTTCCCATTGATATAAGTGGTAGGTCTCCACGGTGTTCCTTCTTCGGCATCATTCTCCCTATTCTCAATTGACGTACAAGTTATAACTCCATCACCTGCCATATATGTCTCTCCCACAGCAATTTTTGCATCAATCTCTTCACGAATAGAACGAACCATTGAAACCACATCCTCTATCCCATGAGGCTCGGTTCCTGTTACAGGATCTTCGTCATACTCTTGATTGCTTTTTAAGACCCTATAAGTTAATTCATTATCAACTGCTTTTACGTCGCCTTTCGTAAATCCTGCTCTCGTAGGCCAAAAAGTAGCGGTCTTCTTCTGCTTTCTTACAACTGCTCTTTTGGCTTGATTTGACGTTTTAGGTTGCGGGTAATTTAACTCGTAAGGCAAATTAACAACACTAGCGTTAGGCATCGGACTGTATAAACCAAAGACTGCCTGTGTTGTTGGATTTCTTGTGCCGCTAAAAGCATAAACTTGTAGATCATTTGGAGTACCACCCGTAACTGATGGTACGTTTCCTACAGGCCAATTGTCTGAAAAAGCATCCTCATAGGGTAATTCCATACCCACGACTTCTGACTCATCGTATTTATCACCGGCGGGGTAGTTACTTTTACTAAGCCTATTAAATTCATCCATAGGACTAGACTTAAAAAATAGATCTAACTTCTTCTTGCTATATGTGGAGAGCAAAAGATCACCAATAGCCCAACCTGCAAAATCAGGTCTGCCATCTATCTCACCTAGAGAAAATAAAGCAATCGCCTTTAGTTGCTGTAAACGTCCAAGACTTAATAACTGTGACCACAAGAGTTGACCATTAACTCGAATCCCGCCTGTTACAACATCAGATGCCTCAATAGGATCTGATTGATTTGCAAAGACAAGTGGAATGGTGTCACCTAAAGTCGCTAATTCTTGAAGACTATTAAATGCAAACTGTGGAGCGAACCTTTTACTACCTATCGCATCCTCTCCTCTAACAGTTGCACCCGCTTTTATAGGTTTCGGCTTCGGGGCTAATAAATAACCAATAGCCACTGATACAGCGACTTGAGTAAAAATAGCTCCGAAAGTTGTTGACCCTATCTCCGCAGCCCAAAGAGCAGAAACAGCTTCATTTTTAATATCTGGTATTAGCTCGTATCCTTCTTTTCTCTCACCGTTATGTGCAGAAGTTATATCAACAAAGTCAAAATATTCCTCTCTACTTAACCCAAGTAAGTTACATAATTCTAATTCCGCTGGTAGTAACAGCCTGTCACCATGAGGCCGTCGAGGCGACTCCAGTTGACCGCCAACTCTCCGAATGTTCTCTTGTAGCTTATCCATCCTTCCTCATACCATGCAGCCATCCCATAACCATCATCTGATTTGCAAAGACCAATTGTTCCTAGTTTAGGGGGTGAATCAACTCCCCACCGATTTAATTCTTCAAAAAATACGCTGTAATCTTTACGTCTTAGCCTCCGATACCAATCTCGTTTAGGTGGGGGTAACTCAATTCGGTAATATTTAAGAACAGTCCGACATAAAGATAAGCAATCACCCGCTTGATGTTTATCAAAATCTGCCCCTAAACGATAGGGCATACCAATAAGTTGGTCAGGTCTCAACGATTCTGAATACTTCCTGTTACTGGTAGGTTGCCGACTTGTCTAGAGGTCAAAACACGATTCGGGCAGTCAGCACCAACCGCATCTATCGCACTACTTAAAAGTATTTCAACAGTAATAGGGTCGTAGCCTAAAGATGCTGCTAACCATGTTTCAGACGTTATTAACTTGCTAGGCGCAAAGTCAGAAGTCATTAAACATGTATCGACTTGAATGTGATATTTATTATCAACCGCCGCTTTCGCGTAACTCATACTGATCGAATTATTTGCCAAGATAAGCGTAGATTCCATGTTATCTCCGGTTAAATTTCTCGTTGCTCCTTGATAATTAAAACTTAGATATTGATGGGTTATCCCATTTAAGACAACAGGCTCATCATATTTACCGTTCTGAAAACGATTAGGATTTAAACCTTTTGGATCATCCCCACTAGATGTCGTGATATGGATGAAGTTCGCTAAAGCAATGATGCTCATAAACCCAACCTTGCTCTTTGACTACGTGAGTTTTTTAAGTCCTTCATTGTGCTGGCTCTACCTGCGGATGCTCCGGCCATAGCTGCACTATTAATAATTTGTGGAACAGCCGAGCGAGGTACATATTCATCACCATTGAAGTTAAGAGTAGGACCGGTGTAATTAACTGTTACTTCCCCAGACCCTCCACCTGAACCGCCTGAATTACCAACACCGCCCGGAACTACTGAGCTACCGCGATGCCCCGCT